TTAGACCCCGCGCCTAATTCTAAATATATAACAATAAAATCCAGCGTTGATGCAGATTTTCTGGTCTATGTAGCGGGAGGGTTATAATGGGAATAATCGGAAGTGAATTTGGCGATATTATAAAAAGATCGAAGCAGGAGGCGCGGCGAAGGAAGTTAGACGAGGCTCAAGCTGAACGCCAGTACGAATATCAGACATATTATCAGCCAGAGGTAGAGAAACTGGCTCAATTGGGGCAAAGCCGTGCGGGTGATGTTCTTGAAAGAGAGATGGCGAAGCTCCGAATGCGAATGGGATATAACCAATATGCCGGAGCCGGGACTGGCGGATGGTGGAATCTCGCTCGCGGGGCTATGGAAACCGCCGGTATGCAGAAGGGCATGGAATTAGCCGACCAATGGACGCAATGGCAAACCGATCAATATATAAAATATATGAAGCTCAAAGATCAACAAGCACACGAATTGCAAATGGCGGCGTTTGCCTATCAGCAACAGATGGAATTGATGAAACAGCAGGCCGAATTGAATGACCCGTCCTGGTGGCAAACTTTCGGGAGCATCGTCGGCATGAGTGCGGCGTTTTTGCCTGGCCTTGGGCAGGTGATGGGCCTCCCGACGTATGGGCTTACCGACGTTGGCAGGGCACTTGCCTTTCAATTTTAAGGAGCAATCATGCGTAGAGGGAATCTATTAGAGGGAATACAGGCCGGCTTCCTGGCATACATGCAAACCAAACAATGGGGCCAGCAAATGCAGGGTAATAAGTTGGCGCAAGAGCGTATGCGCCTACAAAACCGGCTGAACCAAATGCAAGTACAGAATTATATGTCGCCGGAGGAGCAGCGTCAGACTGCATACGAAGATTGGTTGAAACGGCAGGAGCATTTGTCCGGTTTACGCGCCCAAGAATCCGAGGCCGAAAGAGAGGCGGCTTATCAAGATTATATAAGGCGGAATGAATACCAGCGAGAACAGGGTATCGGGCCGCATTACAAACCTCCCACCGCCAGTAAAGAGAGCACCAAGCTGGGTAAATTTGACCCGAGAGAATGGGAATACTGGAATGACCTGGCACTGTCCGAGGGCTATGTTGGAACATTACCGTTTGGTATTTTACGGGAACTATCGGAATATTCAAGAATCCCGTCGGTTGGTATGGAGTTGGCAAGAAAGGTTATCTGGAGAGAGGTATTGCTCCAGCAAGAACGGAATTCATGGATAGCACAACTAGACAACAACCTGCCTTATAAGCATCTGGTAATGCAGAAAATATGGGATGGGCTGGTTAATCAAAATAAAACTATAGAACAGGTGCAGGCAGATCTTGATGAAATCTTCAAGGAACTGGTAGATGAGGGCGTAATTAAGGGCTATGGAGGGGGGGCTTCTTATATGGCCGGTAATATACTAAAGCATCATCCGGGATTTGGTGCGCCCGGTTCTTCTAAATCTAGACTAGTATCGCCAATTGGGGGTATGGGCGGGAAGGAATAATCGATGCAGTCGAAGCCAACCTCTAATTTCGGCAAACTAATGGATTATGCGCGCAGGCTGGAATATCTGTCGGCCAATCTAGCCGAATACGCAATTGGCCGCTCACCCTATAAACATTGGCACAAAGCCGCCTGGGCCGGGTTGTCCGGTCAGAGAAGATTAGATTATATAGACCTTACTGGGAATCCGGCGCTTGGGCTTACATTGGGCTTTGCTTTAGACCCGCTTACGTATCTACCTTTTGGTGCTATTTCAAAAGGTGTAAAGGCAACGAAATTGCCAGCGGCTATTAGCCGTATTTCTATGGCTGCGGGCAAAAAATGGCCCACCCTACAGAAGGCGGGAGTATTAGCGCGATATGCGTTCATCGATCCAGCCGCTAAGCTCAAATTCATCTCCGGTTGGGATGATGCCGTTAATGCACTCAAAGCCGGTGGGTTGGCAGACGACATTCTGAATCGGGTCAAGACTACGGGCGTTATAGATGATGCCGCCCGTATGGCAGCCAAACGGATTAATCAATTAGATAATCTCGAAAAGGTAGCCGAAATATCACGTGCGGTATCGGGGGGGGCGAAAATCCCAGCACGTCTTACCGCGCTTAAAGCAAGCATGATAGATGAATATGTCGATATGACAAAATGGTTTGCGGAATTAGAAGCGAAACACCCGGAAAAGGCCGCAGCAATAATTGATTTGTTCGAAAAGAGTCTGCCGAAACGCATTGTACAAGGTAAAAAAGTTGTTTGGGGAATGGGCGATGATTTTATCGATGCACTCAAGCGGGTGGGGGTGACGCAAGACGAGATAGACAATGTATTGAGGGGAGTAAGTAGGCCCGTATTCGGGCTTACCGATGAACAATATAAGATGATGGGTGCGATTGATGAGACGGTAAAGCACCTTAGGGAAATACCGGATCACTATAAAATGCCAGAATTCCAGGAATTGATGGATTTGGCTATGGGTAAACTGGCCCCCGAAGCAAGAGAATTGTATAAGCGGGCGAATTATGTGCAGAGCAGACTTGTTCAAGCGGCATTAAAACGGCGGATATTAGATACAGCGATGCTTGATAATTTTGCGAGGGATTTGGGACTCAACTACATTCCGCACCTATCGATCAAGCAGAATTACAGACGATTACACAAGATTCTGGTAACGAGAAACAAGAATAATTTTGGTGAATTACTAGAGCTATGTCGTAAATACGAGGGTAAAATACTCGCCGATGATGTCATAAAAGAACTGACGAAATCAACGAGTAGCGATGATCTAATCAAAATACTCAACGCCAAGAATGCGGGGGAACTTCGCAAGGCCGGCGTTCCTCAGGATGCCGTCAATCAATTTATCAGAATCAGAGACAGCATGACGCAACTGCGGCGTATCGAGGGGGGCTTAACCGATATAGGCAAGAAGCTGGTTGATATAGGCGTCGATAAGAAACTGTTCGAGACGAATCTGCCAAAGTTGATTTTCGAGCAAGAGTTGCGACTACGATCATCGTTTATGTATCAGAGCCACATCAGGGGATTGTTAAAACAGTATAGGGGTACAAATCTTGTGAGGGCCGCAGAAGATGTTGCGGACATTGGAGCGGAGTTGGCGACGGGTAATTTCAAGAGAATAACAGATAAGATGGTGGGTGATTTTCTTGTTCACAAGGACCTCGCCACCGCCTTCGAGAATTGTATAAAGATTACCACCGGACAGAGTAAGGATTTTCAAAAATTTGTACGCATGTACGACAAGGGATTGGGCATGTGGAAATATGGAACGCTGATACCGTTTGGAAAGTTCCATATCAGAAACCTTGTTTCAGAGATGCTATTGAACAACATCGCCGGCATGTGGCTTACCGATCCGGCCTATGTAAGGGCGGCGAAATTTTTGAGTGCCGTAAAGAGTGGCGATAGGGCGGCGAAGATAAAGTATCTCGATATGATTCGGGACGGTACAATCCGCACCGGTTTTTTCGCGTCTGAAATAGGTGCAAGCCGCAAGATAATAACCCCTGCATGGAAGAGGGTAACCGGTCTAAAGGCGATGGAGAGTTTAGGCGAGTTTACGGAGGATTTCCCGCGTATCGCCATGCGTTTCTGGCTTAAAAAGAAGGGTGATAAGTTTATCAAAAAAATGGGGTTTAATAGTGCCGTTGATATGGTGCGTAAATTCCATCCCACGTATGACAAATTTACACCATTTGAAAGGGGAATAATGCGCCGGATATTCCCCTTCTATTCGTGGAGCAGGTTTAACCTGCCGCTTCATGCGGAGATGTTTGTTCAGAATCCCAAACATTATGCCCGCGTTGAGCGTACACGGCACGCAATAACAAAACTACGCGGTGGCCAGTTACCGGATGACATAGACCCCGAATGGATAAGGGAGGGATATGTTATCGGCTGGAGCAAAAAGCCGGGTAAGCGCACTTATATAGTGCTTCGCGGCTGGCTTCCGCACGCCGATCTTGGAGAGTTGCTTGCCAAGCGCGGTATGCAGGATTTGATTGTAAGGCAGCTTACCCCGGTTAAAACGTTGGGTGAGGTTTTCTGGGGATATGATCTATTCAAAAAACGCAAATTACCGGCCTATCCAGGCGAAAAGACTACTGTGCTCGGGGCGAAAGTACCATCAAGATATGCTCATATATTAACACCGATAAGAATATACCAGGAAGTGAATCGGTTCTTTTTCGGTAGTAATGACAATTATTGGGATAGGGTTGTCTATCATCTGTTCGGGAGAGCTTATGAAATAGACGAGAACAAGGCAAGGCGACGCTTGAAATATGATATTGGTAAGGCGATTGGTGAATTGGAGTTCGGTATCAAGCGGGCCAAGAAAAACGGAGACCTATCAACGGCTAGAACACTGGAAAAGCAAAAGAAAAAACTCGAAAGGGCAGCCAAATGGCTTTAACAAACCTGAATAACGAACAATTGCTGAAAGAGATTCATAATATGGTAATCGTGTTGAACGAGCGCAGCATGAACATGAAGGAACAGCTTGATAAGATAACGCCTATATTCCAACCCAATGGTATATGCGATAAATCCCGCCGAATGATTGACAGGCTGGACACCAGCAATAAGAACAACGCGAGAATAACATATCTTCTTTTGGGGGCGATAATAACACTGTCCTTTTTCGTAATCAGAATTATCTTGTTAAAAAATTGAATTTTTTTCTTGACAAAATATAACTATAGTGATATTGTGCCGCTCAGACCGTTTCTGGCGGGGGTACTGTATGCACCTGGTAAATTTTGCCGGTAATGAAAACAGGTTCGGTGAGTTCAGCCGCTTGCATCCTTTATTGCAGGCGGTTTTTTTCGATGCCGCACTGTACGCGAAAAGAGAGTTTGGGTTGAATTGGCTGTTAATCACCTCCATGCAGAGGCCGGGTGATAAGGGAGTACATGGTACCAACCCGTGTAGAGGGTTAGATGTAGATGTGTGCAACAACATTATATATGAAGGTGGGTTAATCCCTGAACATGCCGAGCTTCTGGTGGAATACATCAACAGGGGCTGGCGATATGACCCCGAACGGGCCAAAATGAAAGTCGCCATTTACGGTGATTTGGATCCCAAGGGTAAGCATTGGGATCACATTCACTTTCAGGTACACGACAGGACGGTGGCGATATGAAGATATATCTAGATGATTTCAGGGATGCCCCGGGAGACGATTGGGTTGTATTTAGAAGCGTCCCCCCACTAATCGCTGCACTTAAAAAAAGAGACGTTACCCATATCAGTCTTGACCACGATCTCGGGAAGCCACACGAGAATGGTTATGATGTATTGGTCTGGATAGAAACAGAGATGGCGAACGACCCCGAGTATATCCCACCCGAGATAACGATACATACAAGCAACCCATCGGCAAGGCAGAAAATGGAGGCGGGGGTTAGGTCGATAAAGAATAGGATATTGAAATGAAAAAGAGGCCGGGTAATGCCATAACATTACAGCGCATCGTAGATATGTGGGAGAGAACAAGACAACCGAAAGATAGAATCCTGATAATTGACAGCAAGGACGGGCAATTAAAGTATGTGGATAAAGAGAGCTTTGTGCGCGTTGGCACAGTAGAAGTGGGGTACATCGATGAAGAAGAAGCCAGAGACGATTGATGATCTGGAGAAAACGGTTGATACGCCGAAAGATGTCCAGCCGATTACAACCGAGTACGAAACAACTACGATATACGATATTGACGCCGAGTACGAATGGAAGCCGGAGCTGATACCGCACAAGGCGGGCAAATGGGATCGCATCAAGATGTCTTTACTCTCCGGCTCCACGTTTGATTTCTTACGGCACTTCATTATCGGCTTTGCCGGCGTGGGTGGCACCGTGGTGGCTACTACCGGCAATCTTGCATGGGCGTGTATCGCCGGGATCGGTGGGGGCCTCGTCGAGGGTGGCCGCAAGATATGGAGTGTCAAGACGGCACGTAAGAACGGCGGAACGAAAAACAGGGTATTGGAGGCGTTATTGAACTTAATTGTTGCTTTGATAGATGCGTGGATTAACAGGCGAAAGGAGGCGAAAGATGGTTAAGGCATCGGTATTACTGCGACTGGGCAAGGAGGCGCAAGACGTAATCCAGTCGTGGATTGACCCGGAAATGACGAAGGGTAAAATGGCCGAGGTAGAGGACCTGGCCCCCAATCTCTGGAATCTTGCCGACGATTACCCCGAGATCAAGGAGCACGTGCGGGAGTTCATGTCCTTTGTGTTCAGTGGTGCGGGGCTGGAAAGTCTGCGTGAGTATGCGGCAAAAGACTGGGTTGAGTGGGATTTGCCGATATTTAACGAGGAGTAAGGCTCAAGAGGCCTGAGCGGTCAGGCCGTGAAGGGGATGTGACGTGTAGGGGGCAGCTTGGCCGCTCATTCCTACAGATCGGGAGAGCATGAAAGCCGATTGGGAATACGTTCACTCAGGAGGGGTTTGCCGGGATGGATGGCCCGAAGTCAATCCGGGTAGAGCATATCTGCTCATGCTGATACGGTGGCTGTTTAAAATCTAGGTCGGGGAAATGAAAATCATCATACCTAAAAAGCTCTATCTGTTCGGAATACCGCTCACCGTCAATCGGAATGAACGCGTACTAGACGAGCAGAATAACCTCGGTGAATTCAATCCGGTTCACAGGCAGATACAGATATATAGGGGCATGAAAGTACCGGAGGAAATCTTGTTCCACGAGGTGGGTGAGGCGATAGCTACTATGCTGGAATTGAAGGGCGAAAACAATCAGGGGCTACCGCATCAGACCATCAACGGTTTCGGACTCGGTTATTACAACTTCGTTATATCGAATCCACACATTTTCAAGATGGAGCCTAACGATGAATAACCCAGAGCGTATATACGAGGAGACAATTCGGCACAAGCGACACAATATTATAGACCAATGTCGCAGAAGAATGAAATTGGGTGAAATAAACTACGGCGATAGGGATGTATGCCTATCCGAGGTGAATTTTCTCGCCAGGGATATACCCAGGGATTACGAGGAGGAGACCCTCGATAGGATTAATTACGCGAAGCTGATTATAGCGGGGCGGGTATATGCGCGCTTGAAATCGAGACCGAGAGATTTCAAAACCTGGATCTATGATGAGATTACGAGAATAGATGAAGATATGATGGAATACGTACCGCCGGAAGGCGGGGCTGATTTCGATATAGATGCGTTTCTGTATTACTCCATATACCAAGACATTAATTCCCTAATCAATTTCAGAATGTTGCGCGATACGGAGGAGGGGGCCGCCGATGATTCCTGAATATATCATACAGGGCGTTATCTTGACGGGTGCCTGTATTACCTGGTGGTTCCTAACCAAGCGTGAGGTTGATAAGCGCAAATGGGGTTTTGTTGTCATGCTCTGTACGCAGCCGTTTTGGCTTATCACGTCGTGGCGCAACGGGCAATGGGCGGTAATCATTATAACGGTCATCTATGTAGTGAGTGCGTTGAAGGGTATCAGGAGTCATTTTTGGAATGGGGGCGGGTGAGATGAGTATGATGCTAATCGGGAGGCGCTTGATTTGTCTTCCCCACGCGCGGGCATCTCTTGTCTCCGGCCGAACCCGCCCCATAGCCTTGTCTGCCAAGTGGGGAAGTTGGTCACTGAGCCGTTGTGACTAAGATACGATGATGTCGAGAATGGTCGGGGAGGTTAGGGGGGTAGCGTTAGATGAAAACGGTTGAAACATGGATGGCAATACCAGACGTACACATCCCATTCCACAACGCGGTGGCTCTACGCGCTACCGAGAAGCTAATGTCAGACCTGCAACCGGACGGCATTGTCTACATGGGGGACATGGGCGATTACAAAGTCATAAAAGAGGTATGGGAGGGGAACAAGGCATATTCGGAGGTTCACTATACAAGTATTATCGAGGATCACGCGGCCGTAAGCGAGATGCTTGAAAGACACAAGGGACTTTGCGGCTCAAAGGTAAAGAGAATATTCCTGGAGGGTAATCACGAGGAACGGATACGCCGGTTTATCTGCCAGGTGCCAATGGCCGATCGTTCAAACCTTCTATTAGAGGAATTCCTTCAATTCAAAAGACGGAACATCCAATTTTACCCGCTGAATATCCCCGCACAGCTAGGCAAGCTCTATCTGCTACACGGTGTATACCACGGCAAGTATCATAGCAACCAGCACGTAACAGCCTATCACCGGAATGTCATGTACGGGCATACGCATGACAGACAAATCTATACGGAGATAACCCCGATAGACGTAGAGGACGTACATACCGGGCAGTCCATAGGATGCCTTTGCGACAAGAACCCCGAATATATGAGAAACAGGCCGAATCGGTGGGTACATGGATTCAGCGTGATATATGTGCATAAGAACGGCTCCTTTAACGATCATTTCGTAAAGATCACACGGGGCAAGTTCATGTTCGGCGGAAAGGTATATGGATGAGGGGAACGGTGTGATATGGCGGGTAGAGTTACAGTCCCAAAAGAGAAGCTCTGGAGAGCCATCAAAGCGTATTGCTTACAATGCAGTGGTGATAGCCGAAGGGAGCGCGAAATGTGCCCCGTCGAATCCTGCCCACTGCACCCCTATAGAAATGGCCGCATTGGTAAAAACTCGCGTAACGTTACGCAACCTACGCAAGAAAACCCTGAATAGGTATCAGAGTACTCTGGAGGTGGGGAAGCACATGGCAACACTGAAACTGCTTGATCTCTTCTGTGGAGCAGGCGGAGCAGCGATGGGATATTATCGTGCTGGGTTTCATGATATAACAGGGGTTGATATTGTTCAACAGCCGCGCTATCCGTTCAAGTTCATTCAGGGAGATGCGCTCGAGTTCGACCTGGCCGGATTCGACGTTATACATGCGAGCCCACCGTGCCAGAGGTTCAGTGCCGCTTCGGCTGCTAACAGGAAAACGGGTAAACAATATAAGGACCTATTGACCCCAACGCGCAAGAAATTGAAAGATCACGGGGGGTGCTGGGTGATAGAGAACGTCGTGGGCGCTCCAATGGAGCGGCATTTAATATTGTGCGGCCTGATGTTCGGCCTAAAGGTATTCAGGCATCGATACTTCGAATCCTCGCACATCCTACTTCAGCCGGATCATCCGTCACACCGAGGTAAGCGCATCGGTGAAGGTTACTACTCGATCGCCGGGGGAGCTGGTAGGTGGAAATCCTGGGGGAAAATATATGATCATTCAAGAGGGACAAGGAATGAATGGCGTGCGGCGATGGGGATAGATTGGATGACCCGGAAGGAACTCACACAAGCGATCCCGCCGGCATACACGGAATTTATCGGGCGGCAACTGATCGGGCAGGTGAGATAGACGCCAAAACTCCTATAATAAGGAAAGCAAGTTTTGAGCCGTTATTTTCTTTAGTCCATTTTTAGTCCAGTCATTTTGCCGTTGAGGGTCATGTATGCCGTGAATGACGTATGCCAACCGTTGTATTTATTGTAGTTACGTTATTGGCAATGGGTTAGAAAAAGCGTAATTGGCGTCGGCCCCGCCATTCACACATGCAGAAATACCCACCCCGCAATAAGTTACGAGGTGGGTATTTTCATTAGTCCCTGTTTAGTCCATCAATTTCGGGCCAGGTAATTCTCTATCGCCTCCCTAATGATCTCGGCTATCGATACCCTCCGCTTGAAGGCCAACTTGCGTAGCTTATTGTAGAGAGGCTCGGTGAGGTCGAATGTGAATATGTGCTTACTCACCTACTAACACCCCCAATCTCCTTTATGCGGTGCGCCACCCAACGGCGCGTGAGCGCGTTTGGCTCTTCAGCCGGCGTGAGCAGATGATCGAGTCGATCTACCGGAATGCGTTTCGCCACACATATACGTACCATCACATCCGGCTCTTCATCGGGTGTGAGTAGGTGGTCAAGGTTTTCCGCGTGGATACGTGCCGCTATACACCGGCGCACGTATTCGCTCGGTTCCTCATCGGGTGTAGGTAGACGGCTGATGCGTTCTGTTGGGATGCGTTCCACTATACGGCAGCGTATGCCCATACCTGGCTCTTCGTCCAGGGTGGGTATGTGATCGATCCTCTCTGGCGGGATACGGAACGCCACCCACCAACGCACTCCCGCATCCGGCTCCTCGCCGGGTGTGAGTAGGTGGTCTATGCGTTCTGGTGAAATGCGGAATGCCACCCAACGGCGCATCTTCACACTTGGCTCCTCGTCGGATTTAAGAAGGTGATCAATCATCCCCGCGGGGATATGTCTCGTTACCCACCAGCGCACGTCCGCATCCGGTTCCTCGTCCGGTGTGGGTATTGCCGTGATCTCACGAACCGTTAGCAAGCGATTGGTCTTCGATTTTTCGCCCTCGATGCGTACAACCTCACCTGCGGGCTCGACCTCCAGTAAGTGGCCATTCCTTGGTGTGGGTGGCATATAATCACTGGGGCTTTCCGCGTAATGCAGCCCACCACCGCAGACGGGCTCGGGGTTCCAATCGGGGCACTCGGTGACCTCGCCTATGCGGTAGACAACATCCTGGCGTGCATTCAGATGCGGCTCCGTCCAGTTGGCCGATACGACTTTGAGGTTCATTTTCTTACCCCCTCGTGTGTTGGCAGGTGATCGAGCTTTTCCGGATTCATGGCATACCTCCTTTTCAGTCATTATCAATCCTTAATGATTCAAGCATGGCGTGGAAATTCTTCTCAATTTCCGCCCCCTTCCTCCAACGACGCTGCCATGCTGCCAGGCTGAATTTTTTCGTGCGCTCTGCCAGGGGGCGTTCTAGCCATTTATCGCGCAACGCTTCACACTCCTCAAGCGTTGGCTTGTGTGTGTGGAATAGATTGCCCTTTGAGTCACAGTACCAGTAGTCATAGATCATACATAACGGCCCCTGAACATAGGAGTATTGCTCGTCATCGAAATCGGTTAATTCAGGACGATCTACTCCGTTCCTGAATAATGGCTTATATGTATGTTTATCCATCGCTTCCACCCCCTCTCATGTTACAATATATATATAGCACAATAGCATTATATTGTCAAGTATTTTTTTAACTATTTTATATCTGATTATATATCAAGAGGTAAGGCGGGATAATTCTTGCTCTACCAGCTCAAGTGCCGACCGTTCCTTTGTTTCGGTCGAGTGCATGTAGCGTTGTGTCGTGGTGAGTTTGGTGTGTCCCAGTATCTGGCGGGTGGTCTCCAGGTCTATCTGATTACGGCCTAGTATATCCGTTATCGTGTGCCGGAGATCGTGGAACCTCCAGTGCTTGACCCCTTTCATTTTCTGCCGCTCATAGATAAACCTCTGTATCAGTTGTCTGGCTGTTTGTTTGAAAGCGACCCCGCCGTTTTCCAGAAACCTTCTGCGTAGAATGGATGCGGCAAAATCAGACAGGTAAAATCTTTTCGGTACACCCGCCTTGCGGTCGGGTATATCTACCGTGCCCTGTATGAAGTTCGTATTATCCTGTGTGATCTTGCATAGTTCCCCGATGCGCAATCCGCCCATTGCCAGGCATAGCAGGATGGCATCTCGGTGGAGCGGCGTTGCCTGTTTCAGAATCACCTTCAATTCATCGTGGCTCACAATGCGATTGATTTTCGGTCTAGCCTTGGGGATCTTGATTTCCGGCAGTCTATTCAGGAAATTCCAGCGCACGGCTTTATTGAGTATCGCTTTCAAATAGATTGATTCCTGACGGGGCAAGGCCGCAAGATCTATCTCTAGGGCGGTGAGCTGCGAGATACGCATATTACCGAAATGTTCTAATAGCCGTTTGGTGATAGATTGAAGGCGGGTTAAGTTCGGAAGCCCCGTATACATTCTCTGCTTACAGTAGTCGCTGATATAGAGTTTAACCAGTTTATCGAATCTTATGTCTTGCGGGATATTCTCTCCGAATCCTTCAAGGCGTTTCGAGTGGCGGTATTCTCGGAGCAATTCCTTGGCCTCGGTGATCGTATCGCCCGCCTTACGCCACGTACGACTACCCGCTATGGTAGGCCGGATATAATAGGATATAGTGCCGTCCTTGTGTGTGTAGGAGTAGATGCCCTTGTATTTGGTCTTTTTCATTTCATATTGAACAGATAATCTTCATCAACACCTAATACCTGCATTAATTTTATCGCAAGAAATAGATTGAAAATCCTCCCTTTTTCAATTAGAGATATATTCGATTGCGAGCAGCCAATACTACGGGCGAGCTGTTTTTGCGTTAGTCCCTTTCTTTTGCGTGCCAAACGAATTCGTTCGCCACGCTCCGAATCCCAAGTATACTTCTGTCTTTTTTTTATAATACCGATCACCCCCTCGCTAATCTAATGATATTATATTACTTTAATCATATGCTTGCAATACTTTTATTTGCAATTCTTTAAATGAGCAAAATTTTTTACTTGACAAAAATATCATTATAGTGATATAGTCGCTTCTAACTTTAGGGGGTATCACATGGGGCACAAAAACAACAGAATCAGGGAGTTACGAGAGGCAAGGCACCTTACGGTTGATGAGCTTGCCGAAAGAGCGCGGCTAACAGTCAAGGAAATCAATAGGCTAGAAAGCGCAAAGCCGCAAAACATCATGATTAACGAGGCCGTAAAGATCGCCCATGCCTTGGATGTTGGAATCAGGGAGCTGATGTATGAGTGAGCGCCATTATACGCCGCGCCAGGCCGCTGAATTATTCGGATGCGCCGAGAGGACATGGAGAGCACTTGCGGACGAATACGGTGCGGTCAAGCTCGGTCGAAAATGGCTAATTCCTGATAGTTTGATACGACGAATACTCGATGATCACCGGAAGCAACCCACACCTCGCGCCCGACGCAGGGCCTTAATGAAAAAACTAGAAAGGTAGTGGTGGATTCCATTGTATAGACATAACACGCTGGCCCTACCGATTTAACCTTCGGGCATCCGGCGGGTCGGCGGATGAGAGAGCCTGGCGTGTGCGAGCATAGACGCGCTATGCATTGTTACCGGCTGGGTGCAACCATTAGAAACCGTTGGCCGAGGTTAAAATCGGCTGTGAGCTAGCCAGCCACACGCCAGAAGGAATCCTGGCACCCCTGCTACCCACCTAACTCCCTTGAACCCACTCAAGCGGGGGTGCCAAATGAATCACGGAGGAGTAATGAAACTCAAGGTCGTCACATCTGACTGGACGGGCGTGCATGAAGACGCACGCCAGGACGTAGTCTACCGTATAGGCGAGATCACGGAGGCCCCCGACTGGGATCCCGAACCCGAATGCGGTGGCGGGCTATACTATGCGGAGGGATTGTGGGACTACCTGCCTGAGACGCCGGAGGGCGGGCACCTGCTGGAGATCGAGCCCGTAGGTGAGGTCGTGCGCGTTGAGAACAACCAATCGAAGACCAATCGTCTGCGTGTAATACGTGAGATCACGGCAGTACCCACACCCGACGAAGAGCCGGATGCGGGCATGCGCCGGTTGGTGGCGGGATGTATCCCCGCGAAGCGGCTCGACCACCTACTCACACCCGACGAGGAGCCGGATGCGACCGTGCGCTGGCACGTAGCGTCACGCATCCCCGCGGATAGGATCGATCGCTTGCCTACATCGGATGAGGAGCCGGATGAATACGTGCATTGGTGTTTGGCGGAACGCATTCCGGTAGATCGACTCGATCATCTACTCACCCCTAACGAGGAGCCGGATGCGGACATACGCCTGTCGGTGGCGGCACGCATCCCCACGGATCGGCTTGACCACATACCCACACCCGCCGAGGAACCGGATGCGGATGTACGCCGAATGGTGGAGAAACGGTTGAAGGAAAAATGAACAAGCTCCAAAAAGAGGCAATCGCAACACTGTTCTGTGAGTGGTTCAGGATGCGTACCATCGTTCAAGATGTATGCGACGAATTAGATTACGTGAATTGCAGACCCATAGCCCTTTGCGAACATCGAAAATTCCACCCATATACACAAGACGAGGGTACCGACGGTATATTCGATGATGATAGATGCCCGATGATTACAACCGTCATGTATGGTGAATATAGCACATACGAGGAGCGGCTTGAATATTACTCGTGGGCGAAGGATAACTGTAATTATTGGCATCATTATTTCGAGCAGTTTCTTAACGATCTAATTGAAGACCTGGAGGGTGAGCTATGCGTGAAGGAGTAATTGTAGCGATAGGTTTGGTAATCCTCTGCATCTTTGTAGTCATGTGGGGGCTGAAAGGCGGCAAAACATGAGAAACAAGAGTGCAGATTCGGGACGATTCGATCATCTACTGACGCCGGCGGAGGAGCCGAACGTTTATATGCGTCGTCAGTATGCCGCACTTATCGATCCGGATAAAATCGAGCACCTACTCAAACCATCCGAGGAACCGGATGCGAAAGTGCGTTGGTGGGTGGCATTCCGTATCCCGCCAGAGAGGTTAGATCATCTGCTGACGCCAGAGGAGGAGCCGGATGCGAAAGTGCGTTGGTGGGTGGCGTCACGCATACCCGCGGAACGGATCGATCACCTGCCCACAGCAGACGAGGAGCCGGATGTATACGTGCGCTGGCATGTGGTGCGCCGCATACCCGCGGAACGGATCGATCACCTGCCCACAGCAGACGAGGAGCCGGATGAATACGTGCGCTGGCTCGTTGCGGCACGCATTCCCGTTGAACGCATCGATCATCTGCCCACATCAGACGAGGAGCCGGAGGAGGAGATACGCGATTTAGTGGCGATACTTATTCGCGGGATGGAGCAAGGGAGATGACATGAACCGCGAGCGTCTATTTATAGCGTTTATCAGGATTTCGATTCTAGCGTTCTGCATCTATTATTGGTACTGGATATTCAGGCTGGTTTTCTAGGAGGAGGTGAAAATGACCTGGCAATTAGTGTATTGGATTACGAGATTTGATGCTATTAATGTGTTCGCTATTGTATCTGTTGTGCTTGGTGGTATAAGTGGGCTTTTTTGTTTTATGCACTGTTCTATTGAAGAGGAAATGCATAACTTGGGCAGGTGGTTGCGTATCCCAATAACTATATTGCTCATTGGGATACTTCTCTTTCTGTTCATTCCTTCCACCAAAGAAGCATGCGCTATCTATCTCATACCGAAAATCATCAATAACGAGCAGGTACAGCATGTGCCCGAGAAAGCTCTGCGCCTGCTCAACGCGAAATTCGATGAGTGGATAGATGAGCAGATGGGGGACGACAATGCGAAACAAGATTGAGTGGATATTCCTGATACTTGCTTCGCTCTACCTAATAGGGCGTTATGTCTTTTCCATCTGAAGCGAGGTGCTATATGTTGCTTAAAAAGGCGGAAAACGAGACGGCTTTTCTATCTGCTGCGATTTACGGTTTCGCCGGCAGTGGTAAGAGTTTCACCGGCGCATGCATCGCAATCGGTTTACACCATCACATCAAATCAAAGGGGCCGGTGGTTTATATCGACACCGAGGCGGGATCGGATTTCCTCTTGCCGCACTACCGGCACAACGGCATAGAGGTCATGCGTTCAAATAGCAGGGCGTTCCGTGACGTTCTGCCGACGATGCAAGAGGCGAAAAATGCCGGAGCGGAAATCATGGTCATCGACTCTTGCACGCATCTGTGGAAAGAACTGTGCAATGCATACGAGAAGAAATACAAGCGCACGAGCGGATTACAATTTCAGGATTGGAAGAACGTCAAGGGCGAATGGGGCGAGTTTATGACCGCCGTACTAAACGAGCCGTTACACATAATCCTGCTGGGGCGCGCGGGTTATGCATATGACTATATCGATATTGACGGCAAGAAAACACTCATCAAAACCAATACCAAGATGCGGGCCGAGGGCGAGACGGAACATGAGCCATCTATAACGCTCGAAATGGAACAGATAACCCTCTCCGACGATGAGATAAAGGATCTGGCGCGCAAGCAGGCTAAGGGGTTTGGTACGAAAGTTACGGGGCAATTTTCCAGCTATGTAATGTATGTGCTGAAAGACAGGGCGAATCTACTCACCGGTTCAGTGTTCAAATACCCGCCCCAGCCAGGTAAATTGATCGAGCCGAATAACCCTCCCTTCACAGACATACTTCCATTCATACAGACCATCAACGTCGGTGGCAAGCATGTGGGCGTGGATAATACCAGAACGAGCGAGGACATGTTCGTCGGTGCAGATAATAGCTATACCGAACGGAGAAAGACGAAAACCATCATATTAGAGGAACTGAAAGCGGAATTAGATACGCATTTCGGGTCATCACAGAAGGATAGGGCAGCCAGGATCGCACTCTTAAAAAAGCATTTCGGCACAGCTTCTAGCACTAAGATTGAGGGGCTGGATATTGAACGGCTAAGGCTCGGCTACGATAAGATTTGGGTCGAGCTTAACCCGCAACGAGAGGAGGTAAAAAAGGTAAGAACCCCCGTACATGTTTCGGGGGAAAAAGACAGCGGGGGGGAGGGTACCGCCCGTTCGCGGGCCCATCACCCAGACCCTTCCCCCCCAATTAAAGAAGCAGAGGCAATCTACAATAATCACAAACATACAAAGAAGGACGTAGAGCGCGTCGCGGATATGCTCGGATACAATCTGAATGAAGACCCGGCGAACATACGGGGCAATATGGACAATGAAGAATGGAAAGTCGCCATAGCCGGCATTATTGGGTACTACAAGTTGAGGGAGTTATAGAAAATGAACCTCAAAGTAGTATCAGCCAATTGGACGGGAGTGCATGAAGATGCACGCCAGGATGTTGTGTACAAGGTGGGTGAGATCACAGAGGCACCCGACTGGGATCCCGAGCCCAAATGCGGTGGCGGGCTGCACTACGCAGCGAACTCGTTGGACTACCTGCCCGAGACGCCGGAGGGCGGCCACCTGTTGGAGGTCGAGCCCGTAGGTGAGGTCGTGCGTGTCGAGGGCGAAAAATCGAAGACCAACCGCTTGCGTGTAATACGTGAGATCACGGCAGTACCTACACCTGAAGAGGAGTCGAGTGCGGCAGTGCGCTATTGGGTGGCGAAACGCATCCCCGCGGAGCGGATCGATCACATACCCACACCGGACGAGGAGCCAAATGAAGATGTGCGTTGGTGGATGGCGCAACACATCCCTGCGGAACGGATCGATCACTTACCTACGCCTGATGAGGAACCGGATGCGAAGGTGCGCTATCGGGTGGCGTCACGCATTCCCGCAAAGCATATCAATCATCTACTGACTCCATGGGAGGAGCCGGATGAAGGTGTGCGCCGTTGTGTGGCAAGGCGCATTCCCGTTGAGCGGCTCGACCATCTATCCACACCTGCCGAAGAGCCCGCTGTGGGGGTGCGTTGGTGGGTAGCAGAACGCATATCTACAGAGCGCATCGACCATCTACTCACCCCTGAAGAGGAACCGGATGCGGATATACGCCGAATGGTGGAGAAGCGGTTGAAGGATATGTTCGTCGGTGTAGATGGTAGCTATACCGAACGGAGAAAGACGAAAACCATCATATTGGAGGGATTGAAAGCGGAACTAGATACGCATTTCGGGTCGTCACAGAAGGATAGGGCGGCCAGGATCGCACTCTTAAAAAAGCATTTCGGTACGGCTTCTAGTACAAAGATAGAAGGGCTGGACATTGATCAACTAAGGCTCGGCTACGATAAGATTTGGGTCGAGCTTAACCCCCTGAGAGAGGTATAGAAAATGAACCTGAAAGTCGTATCGGCCAACTGGACGGAGCCGCATCTGGATGCACGCCAGGATGTAGTCTACCGGGTAGGCGAGGTCGCCGAGTGTCCCGACTGGGATCCCGAACCCGAATGCGGCGGCGGGCTGCATTACGCAGCGACTTCGTTGGACTACCTGCCCGAGACGCCGGAGGGTGGTCACCTGCTGGAGGTCGAGCCCGTAGGTGAGGTCGTGCGCGTTGAGAACAACCAATCGAAGACCAATCGCCTACGCGTAATACGTGAGATCACGGCAGTACCCACACCCGACGAGGAGTCGAGTGCGGCAGTGCGCTGGTACGTGGCGGGATGTATCCCCGCGAAGAGGCTCGACCACCTACTCACACCCGATGAGGAGCCGGACGCGAGTGTGCGCTGGTACGTGGCGGCACGCATCCCCATAGAGAGGATCGATCACTTGCACACACCCGACGAGGAGCCGGATGCTACCGTGCGTTGGAAGGTGGCGGAACGTATACCCGCAAAGCGGATTGATCATTTGCTGACTCCAGAGGAGGAGCCGGATGAAGATGTGCGCCAAGTGATAGAAGAACGCTTGAAGGAAAAATAAACGGGGCTGATTATGCAATTCGTAAACGACGGATGGTTAAGGAAAGCGCAAGAGTACGATAAGTTTTGTCACGCTGGGGGAAGTTGTCTCATGGTATGTCTATTGTGGGCGGCAATAAAAAGAGTAGAGATATGGAATCTCTCTAGCCAATCTCGGCTCTTTATCGTAGGTGTTCTGATCCTATCTGGAGGCGTCGCCCTTGAAATCGTACAGGCGTATCGTGGTATCGGCTTCTCCTGGCGTGATGTAGTAGCGGATTTGGCCGGTGTACTTGTAGCGTATAGAGCGATAGGAGGTTAGTTATGTGTGACCATGTATGGCGAGAAGTACACGAGGCGACACTTATCTTGGGCGGGCACCACCGCGTTGGTTATATGTGCATAAAGTGCGGCGAGTGGATTTCGCAGAACAATGTAAAACCCGGCTCCGTCTCTGGCACCATGTCAGATGAGGTTGTTTTATACGGTCCGCACGGTGGCTGCGGCCAATGCTCCGATGGCTCTACATACAAGCGGCAGATATACAACAGGAAAACCGGTAAACTTACCATAGAGCGATAGGGGGCGATACAATGATAGACAAACTAACATCAGAACAAGAGGCATACTTGCCGGTGTTCAGAGAGCGGTGGTTTAATATTGGTAGTTCTATAGAGCCGATGGACAGGGCGACTGCGACAGATGCCGTTAATGGATTCTATGCAACTATTGGCAAGCCGAGCCCAAATATTATATGGGCCAGTTCGCCGTTCACGGCACATATCATAGCAAATATGTTGGGTGAGGGTGAGGACTCGCTTGGGGACTCGCTTTGGGTCTCGCTTTGGGACTCGCTTTGGACCTCGCTTGGGGACTCGCTTCGGGATTCGCTTTGGGCCTCGCTTGGTGCCTCGCTTCGGGACTCGCTTTGGGTCCCTCTTGGTGACTCGTTTCGGGCCTCGCTTCGGGCCTCGCTTGGTGCCTCGCTTCGGGACTCGCTTGGGGCCTCAAAGTTGAAATATATACTTTGCTGGTTTTGGGGCCAGGCAGATGTACATTGGCTCGCCTTCTATCTGTTTTGCCACCATATAGGGGTTAAATACAAAGACGATGCATACAACAAACTACAGCTACACCGGAAATACTGCCAATCAGCAGGATGTCTATATCCATATGAAAATATAGCGATAGTCTGCGATAGGCCGTGTGAGATAAATTGGAATCATAATAAAACCATGCTACACAACGACGGCGGGATGGCCGTTAAGTTCAGGGATGGATGGGGGTTCTGGTCATTAAACGGTGTACTTGTACCGCAATGGCTCGCAGAAACAGAAGCTAATCAAATTAACCCGCGCAAATTTGCAGAAATTGAAAACGCAGAGATACGCCGTGAATTCGTGCGTAAAATCGGGGTTGAAAGGATTGCACAGCATTGCGGGGCAGAATTATTAGACACTATGGGAGACTATCAGCTGATTAGAATTGATTTAGGAGGTGAGACGGGAGCTTGGCCGTATTTAAAGATGCAAAACCCATCTATCGGTGTATGGCACCTAGAGTGTGTTGGTAGAGAGTGCCAAACCGTGCAGCAGGCAATTAATTTTAGGGCATCGAGATTAAAAACACTTCGGGGAGATTGGCAACCACAGCAGTTAACGTAGGAGGAGGACATGTTGAAGCAATTCCAGCATGGGGACGTACTTGGTATCAGGGTAGATGAATTGCCCGCTGGATGTAAGCACATACAACCACGCAACGGGCGATACATATTAGCCGACGGAGAAGTTACTGGACACGCACACGCCATTGCCGTTGCTGATGGCATCTAAGAACGGAGGTGGAGGCACCCCTTACACACGAGGAACACCATCGGCAGATTATTACCCCCGGCATATACGAAATCGGCCGGGTTGTTGAGGTCGATCCCTTTGAGGGTGAAATCAGAAAAGTGATGGATTGATGCCCGACACCACATGGAAATCAGTCGAGTGTAGAATATGCCGAACGGGAGAAATGTGAGATTGAGCGTGGTAACCATTGGTGTTGATATAGGGGGAACGACGGGAGTGGCTATAGTGCGTGGTGGTAAGCTATTGCATTCCACCGTTCGTAAGTTGAAGGGCGCACGCCCTGAACGGCTAACACATCTGCGGGAATTCATAATAGAGAATATTAAACGCACGCGCAAAAGAGCGCAATATAAAGACGTTGATATAGATATTATCCAATACGAGAAACCGTTCAATATGAATATCAAGACACATGCCACCCTCTGCATGTACGCCGGCGTGCTCGAACAGATAGCGGACGAATACGGTATCAAGGTACGCAGCATCGATAACAGAACGATTAAGAAGGCGATGATAGGCAGGGGGAACGCGACAAAGGCCGACATGATGAAACACGCAGAGCGGTTAGCTGGTAAGAGGTGCGTCTGGCAAGATGAGGCGGATGCGATAGTGATAGCTTTTTACGGGAAAGGAGCGTGATTGCGGCATGAAAAGCGAAAAAAGTTGCCCATTATATGTGGCTTCCCCAGAAGACATTGATGTCAGATGCGTTGGCGAGGCGTGCCAGCTCTGGCACCTATGCAGTGGGGAATCGCTGAGTGAAATTGCGGATGCAATCGATCAGTTGGTGGAGCAGATCATTTATCTGAGATCTGGGTGAGATGAAGAATGAAGTACGGAACGCTATATACGACATTCAGAATACTGAGAGAGGTTGGGGCATGCAAACCCAGGTATCGTTACTTGGCTCGGAAATTAGGCGGTGTGAAAAAGTACGGCGAAGATAAACCTATCCCGATCTTGAAGATACTCGAAATTAATGGCTTCGATGATGCGTTATGGGCGCTTTGTATAGCCATGCCCGTCGATAAGGCAGATAAGCTACTCCGCCTTTTCAATTGTTGGTGTGTACGGAATACACCACTACCAGATGGCGGGACGGTATGGGATTTACTAGAGGATGAACGTTCCCGAAAGGCCGTCGAGGTGGCCGAGAGATATGCACACGGCAAGGCGAGCGAAGAAGACCTAGCCGCCGCTGGCGTCGCCGCCTGGGAAGCCTCCTGGCAATCCGACAGTTGCGCCGTCGGGAGTCTCGCCGAAGAAGCAGCCTGGACCACAACTTGGAATCACCCCAATGTCGCCGCCTCTAGTTTTGCCGTCATAGCCAACGGGGATGCCACCTCCTGGGAGTCCGCCGCCATTGAAGCACAAGCAAAGCAATTACGAAAGATGCTGAAGGGTTCATAAGGGGGCGGGTGAGTAAACATGAGCAACCCTAACAGAAACCCGAAATTGAATTGGAATATCGTGCATAAAGCGCGAAACATGTACAAAAACGACAAAACACTTACTATTAAGGATGTGGCAAGAAAATTCGGTATCTCACTATCCGCCATGTACAAGGTGATACACAACCAGACATGGCGAGACCCCAATTACGAGGAGCCGTCTGCTATCGCCCCAGGGCGGAGCCGCAGGGCGGCCATCGAACCGAAGCGCAAGCCAGCGAATGAATATCCATTCAACTGTCATATATGCGGCATGGGATATGAAACCACAAAGGAGGCGAGTGATTGTTGTAAGCGGCAGCGTGAGGTGGATAATCGCGCCGGCGATACCGGTGAGCGTGAGGGCAAGTGGGGCGACACAAAGGGCAACCCGATGTATAAATACATAATCTGGTATGATCTGATGGGAAGGCGGCGTAGGTGAATGAGCCGGTATTCGCGCATTCGAAATAAAATATGGAACTCTATCACGTTCCGCCGGCTTGACGATAGGGCCAAGCTGCTATGGTTCTACCTTCTAACCTGTACGCACTCTAATATGCTCGGCCTCTACGTATTAAAACCAGGATACGCACTAGAAGATTTGGGCTGGAGAATAAAGGAATTCGATGAGGCATTCGTGAAGCTCCAGAACGTACCCACGTCCGACGGATCCTACGGACTGATCTCATACGACCCAGAAACCAACCTCGTCTTGATAAAAAACTACTTCGATGAGGGAAACAAACTGGAAAATCCGAACCAGGTGAAGGCAGCAATCAAACAACTCGACACACTGCCAAAATCGAAACTGTTTCAAGATTTGCAACTCATATTAAAACAACAAGATATAGATTTTTACGCGCCAATATTGAAACGGTTAGGCAAACGGTTAGCGAAACCAGTAACCGTAACCGTATCCGGAACCGTAACTGATATAACATCGAATACTGGTAGTCAAGCATTAAAGGGCGGAGCGTCCGATTTTTTCAAAAAAATATTCAGGAGAGACGGGAGAAGGGAGGCAGAGCAGATATGCACGGAATTGGGTTTCCCAGGGGCCGAGGTAGAGAATATAGCTCGGCTCATTCGCAAGCATGGCATGGCAGCGGCCAATCATGCTACTGCGGCTTTAAAAGACAAGCGTTTGGATATGCAATTGGATAGGTGCGAGAAGCTAGAGAATGAAGTGGCGTATTTCGTGTGTTGTTTACGGGATTACAGGCGATAGGAGGTATGAGATGTACGATGCACAGCAGAAGCGTATCGAGGAGCTAGAGCAGAAAGCGGCCAAAGAAAAACAGACACGAATCAAGTATCAGGACATCGTTTATGCGGCGTGCATGGCTCTTGATTCCGTTGATAAGGGGAGTTGCACACAAGATGTTATTACGAGTAGAATCGATAAGATTATCAAAAACAACAAAACCCTAAAGCAGGAGGTGGGGAGATTAAGAAAAGAACTTATAAAAATAAGAGACAAAGACAAGGGGGTGCGCATGGAAGTTAATTACTGCGATATGTGCGAAAAAATAAAGCCGCACGGAGGGTCTTGCTACATTCCCGAGGTGGGAATAGTATGCGCCGATTGCCTATCGAAACAGATACGCTATCTAGCCGTACAGGAGTATATCGTAGAGGTATTGCGGAAGGAGGGCGATGAAAATGACAAGATGTGCCGGCTACAAGCCACGATTGACGCTCTGTTGAAATATTTCACACGTCTGAAATATTCTACAAGTAAAGGATCCTAAGGGGCGTGCCAGCCTAAACTCGATAACCGATCTTAATACCAGGAGGATAACCGGGCTTAATTTACCCATACAATCACACCACCCACCTTGCGTTCGTTTCTCTATCGGCTTGTATGGCGCTCTATTATTGGGTATTATTCCCCAAATATCTTATTTCACCCCAAACAGTGGGTTGACCATAGGGAATACTCTGGCAGAGTTATTCGCACAGCCCTTCCTGGCTCTTCCCATGTGGGATCCCCCGTTATTGTTGCCAGCTTGTAGAGTGTCCGGAGTGTTTTGCCAATTAACTTATTAATTTCTACCATTGGCTCCTCTTCTAGGTTTCGGTGCACACTATTGATTTAAGGATTATTCCCTAAATATCTCTTCATCCAGGTTCGCGTCTCTTTCGATCTTTTCAGCGATCGCTCTCCTGCACCACTCGGCGCGTGAAACTCTCGCCTTGAAGGCTGCTATTCTCACGCGCTCCCACATTTCGGGGGATACTGGCGTGGTGATATACTTTTTTGTGCTATTCATTGGTTGATGCCTCCTCTTTAATCTTTTTGATTTCCACGACAAAGCATACCGCAATACTCGACAAAACGGAGCATAAGACAATCCATCCGGCCGGGTTCATAGCATTTCGCCTCCCTCAACCCGCATACGATGCTCCAGGGTCTGGCGTATGTCGATATCCGGCTCTTCGTTCGGCGTGGGCAGATGATCGATGCATTTCAGGGGGATACGCTCAGCCAGCCTTAGGCGCACGCCCACGTCCGGCTCCTCATCTTGCGTAGGCAGATACTCGATGCGTTCCGCAGGAATGCGATCTGCCACCTGCCATCGTACCTCGATTTCGGTCTCCTCGAAGTCCGTTAACACGTGATCGATGTATTTGGCCGGGATGTGTTTCGCTATTTGGCAGCGCACAAACTTATCCGGCTCCTCGTCCGGTGTGGGTACTGCCGTGATCTCACGTATTACACGTAGGCGGTTGGTTTTCGATTTTTCGCCCTCAATACGCACGACCTCACCTACGGGCTCGACCTCCAGCAGGTGCCCATCCTCCGGCGTCTCGGGCAGGTAGTCCCACGAGTTCTCTGCGTAATGCAGCCCGCCACCGCATTTGGGCTCGGGGTTCCAATCGGGGCATTCGGTGATCTCACCTATCCGGCAGACTACATCCTGGCGTGCGTCTTCATGCACCCCAGTCCAGTCAGATGTGACGACTTTGAGATTCATTTTCTTACCTCCTTATTCCCACGAACAGGGCATAATGATGCCCCTGAAATTGCCCTCATCTTCTCGGGTGAAAAACCCCAACGGTTCATCGTGGCGCTTGTTCTCGCTCGTAAAATAGACCACCTTGGAATTTGACTTCTTCAGCGCCTTTACGAGCGTCTCTAAAACGCCAACGCGTAGGGCAAAAAGCGGCTCGCCCTCGAAATCGAGATACCGCTTGGCAAGCTCGAAAAAATCACGACCGTAATCGTCCTCTGTGCTTTCGAGCTTGCCGATCGTGCTGCCATACGGAGAAGCGATCTCGTCTGACCTTATAGAGAGCTTGACGTTCTCTCTCTTGCCGAATGGCTTCAAGGCGAGCTGAACGGTATCAGCGTTGATAGAACCGCGATCACGTTCTACCTCCAGGTCCTGGTCATCGGTGTCAACCTGGAAAAGGACGGCCCCGCTGGTACCGACCCATTCGTGGTGGTTGTTGTCCGAAGCTTTCCGGAAGTAAAGCCGGCGATGATGAAAGGAGGAATCATCCTTGCAATTGGCAGCAATAGAAACCGCCTCAAGAACACCCTTGTTCATCACAGAAACCCCCTAACTTACAAACTAACAAGGAACCTACGAATTTACAAGAGAGAATACCAGTAAACTAACCCCCTTTCTTTACCATTAACCCACACTAATAATATAACAAAAAACCAAGTTCCTGTCAAGTACTTTCTTTAACAAAACAACAAAAAAATAGAAGCACAAACCATACCAACGGCTCCCACTCTGTTGTTACCATATACTATACTACATATAAAAGACTAAGTCTTAAATACAAGTAAACAATATGTTAAAAGACACTATTGTTACCCGTAGCTGAAACTAACGCCTCAGAGTTAATCTTAAAGAAAAAGATAAATTATAAGCTATAGTTGTTGCCACAGACTGTGGATAGGTTAAAAGAGTAGTTCCGGAAAAGAGAGCATGGAAAAGTTAAAAGAGATGAAGAAATGAAAAGAGTAAAGAAAAGAGTAAGAGGGAAAAGATAAGAAAGGGCTAGGAATAACAAGGGGAATTAACTTCCAATACAATAAGAGGGAAGCATACAATCTATTACATTGATATAAGGCTTTACTTTTTATTGAGATAGAAGAAAAACCGCATATGATGTAATCCTTTTGATGGGGGGGGGAGGCGGGGGGCGGTTTTGGGGTGGGGTGGGTTGATATTAGTTACATTGATTGTCTCTTTCGTGATTTTGTGATTTTGGGGGTGGCGTTGAAATTTTTTGGGTTGTGCGGATCCCCGTTTTTAGCGTTTATCTTTTAGCCAGCTCATATATCTTTGGAAATGTTCATCTCCTGTTAGGTAATCCGATTCACCGCGTTCTCTGTCGTATGTTTTATATTTAATTTGGTTTTCTGTGTATCTTGACGTTGATCCCGGTTCTCCTATGGCGTATTTTTCGACGTATGTTGGTGTGCTTTCCAAGAATGTTTTGCGAGCCATGGCCTCTGCCTGTTTTTGGTTTTTATACACCGCGACAATACGGTAGTAGTCATATTCTCCCGTAGTAACGACATAAACATATTCTTTCATGGTTCTGGTTCCTTTCTATTTCCCTGATGGTTCTAATGGTTCTATTGAGCGTACCGTGTTTATGTTTACTCTTTTATGGATGTAGAATACCGTATCCCTTACGTCGATTGCGTTATCTTTTATTTTTTCTGTGCCGAAATCAAACCATTGTGGTTTTTTGAATATTCCGCCCCCCGATTGTCTGCATTCTTCTGCCTTGATGATTTCGCTATTTCCGTCAGTGTAGGTTACTTTGTATTTCATTTCCCCTCCCGTGATCGTTCTTCTTTGAAGCATTTGCAGTGATATTTCACGGTGTATGATATTACCTGGCCGGTGTTGTCTGCCTGGGCGTCGAGCAGTATAGGTGCTCCGCATTTGGGGCATGATGCGAGTGGAATGAACGGCATTTTGTAGTTCCTTTCTTTTTTTTTTACGGGGCGTGGGTTTCGAATTTTTCCCCGCCCCCTTTGGGCGATGGGGGGATTAATTTAATCTTCTTCGATCCCCTTTGTTTCAAAGCAATCCGGCTCTTCTGCGAACCGACAGATGTAAAGGCCGGCTTTTTTAGCTTCGATAGCAACCTCCTTTGTTAAAGCCCTATCGCATTCTGTTCCGATCTGGCATTTCTCCCAGAACGGGCAAAACGTCTTATCGTGGTAGCTAAGCACAACCCTTCTATCTTGGTACCTGTTTATTCATTGCGTTTATTATCTGTTCCGCCGCGCTTTTCTGAATAGCCTTGATCGCTTTCTTGAGGGATTCATCATTTTGGATTGCCTTTTTCACCTCTTTTTTGATTGCGAGTTTCAGTTCTTCTATCACCAATTCAGACACCTTCGTACCCCATTCGTCGCTTATCATGTCAAGACTGATTTTGGTTTCAATTTCCATGACATTTTCCCTCCCATCTCGATACCCCGAAGTTGTTGCTTTTACAATATGCTTATAACACAATTGTTTTTATTTGTCAAGTGTTATTTTAACATTTTACTTGACAAACACTATTTTTTATGATATAATTAAAGTGAGAGTAAAAAAATATGAACCCGTTTCACGTGATAGAGGATGAGGAGGTGGCGGGGCTATTTGAAGCGGAGATAGCCAGGGGGGGGGGCTGTGACTACTCCATTCCCCCCGATCTCAGCGTACATTCTATTTTAACCGCGGATGAGGAGGCGGCTTTAAGGTGTATACGGTATTGGTATGTTCATTTGGATTCCTTGCGGGATTGTGTCTCGGAGCGGGATTCATAGTAGGTTTCAAGGCTCGGGCGCGCTATGAGGGGCGCGGCAAGTTCTTGGGTGGTATTGAGGAGGTTGACCCGATCATCTTGACGGGCAAGCGTGAGGTAGAACTTGAAGAAGAAATCTACGGTAAAAACGCGATTCTCTCAGACTGATGAGCAGTTGACGGGTATACGCGAGCGTGCGAAGAAGCGCGAATTAGAGAAGAAGAAAAAGCACCTCGAAAAGAGATACGGCAAGATACCGGAGTTCAACAGCGTTGCCAAGGCGCGCAAGAACCTCGATGCCACTATAGTCGGCCTGGAACATCTCCAGAAACAGCTCTCCAACACACAGAAGAAAATCCTCAACGTAATTATCAGCGATTTCCGCAACGAAAAGACCTTCGACAAGGAAGGCGATAAAGAGGTATTTCGCCGGTTGAAGGCCGCTTGCTGGCGTGCCGGCATGACGAAGGACAAGAAGAGCGAGGCCGAGTTCTTTCGCACCATTGCCGACCCGCAATTTCATCAGGTGGTTAAGACGGTTGGTACGGGGCTTATCGGCATGTATATCGTACCTCTCATGTCGAAACAGATAGAGCTTGCCATGCAGGGCAATCAGACCGCGCTTGACCGCCTGCTGGAGATAGTCGGGTTGAAGCAGAGCAAGTATGACTTTTACATGAATAGGGTCGCGCTGAAGAAAACAGAGGTAAATGTAGAGGGCGATATAAACTTTGACAAGAAATCGGACAGGGAACTTGAAGAGATCATCGCCAGTTTCGAAGAAGCAGATGAATGCGAATCGGAAACGGTTGCTTGCGGAGATTGAGCTAAAACGCAGGCGGGCGCTATCCGATTTGTACTATTTCGATAAGCATGTACTCGGCTACAGCAAGATGGTGGAGCGCGTGCATAAGCCCTTCTGCTCGTTCCTGCAACGCGAGGTGCCGCACGGCCCCGGCGAGCAGGTGACGAAGCTGGCCCTTATGCCCCGCGGTTCTTTCAAGACGGTATGCGGTACGGTCGGCTATACGCTCTGGCGGTTGGCGAACAATCCCGATTTAACGGTTTTGATTACCAACGAGAAACTCGATAAGAGCAAGAATTTCTTGAAGGAAATTAAGGGACACATATCGGACAACAAGCGTTTCAAGGCGTTATTCGGTGATTGGTCGTGCGAGAACAAGCGTGGCAAGAAATGGTCTGAGACGAGGATTGACATAGCCACCCGCACGATAACGAGTGCCGCTCCGACCATCGAGGTTTCGAGTGTGGAATCAAGCGAAACGGGGAAACATGTTGACCTTCTTGTTTGCGATGATCTTGTGGGCGCATCAAACATTACAACGCCGGAGCAGATGGACAAGGTAATCGAATATTACAAGGATTTGGGTGCCGTGCTGAAACCCGGTGGCGAGATGGTGATTATTGGTACCCGGTGGGATTACCGTGATCTGTACCAGTACATTATGGATGTGAAGGATCAGCTTGGTGACCTTGCTCGCATAGAGATTCTCATGAAGAGCGCGCACAACGAGGATGGTTCGCTCTTTTTCCCCGAGGAGTTATCCGAGCAGCTATTGGCTAATCAGCGCGTTAAGATGGGCCACTATTTTTACAGCTGTCAATACGAAAATATGCCCGTCGATAAAGACAACGCTCTCATCAAGAAATCCGACATACTCAAATGGAGATACAAGTTGCCCGGCTCACCCGATCTGCGTGATGGAATCATGCACATAAGAAAGGAGGATTTGGACAAGTTCTTCCACTACGTCACGATTGATTTGGCGCATACCGACAATAAACGCAGCGATAGTACCGCGATTGTAGTCAACGCTGTCAATCCGAATAGCGGCAAGTGGTATGTCAGGCATTACGATGAGTTCAAGACGACCGATCCTATGGAAATAGTGAAGAGGATATTTGAGATAAATGCGGAATATCCGAACATTTTAACTTGGGGTATTGAGAAAAACAATTACGGCCAATGGTTGAAGAAGCCGTTAGAGGATGCAATGCGGCGCAAGGGCATATGGTTGAATATCGAGGAGTTGAAGCATTACGGCAATTCCGGCAACAAGGCTTTGCGCTTGCGCGTGCTCGCTCCGCGTTTCGGTTTTAGGAACTGTTATATCAGGGAGGACATGATTGAACTTGAAGATCAGTTGCTCTCGCTCACATATGACGGGCCGAAGGGCCACGATGATTTGCTTGATGCGTTTGCCATGCAGGAGGAGGTGGCGAATTGGGGGAACCAGGAGGAGGCGAACAAGAACGATAACGAAGCAACGCTGGTTATGGAGCAAGATACGCACAAGAAGGACATGGCGCGGCGTTATCGAGCGTTGGCGGATGTCGAATACCCCGATGAATGGATGCGGCTATGACGGATTGGAAGAAGTTGATATGCCCGTCGTGTCAGGAATTCGTGGGGGTTGTATACGTGTGGGGGAAGTTCCAGCTTCAATGTCCCCATTGCGGATACGCGATACAAGTTCGGACGAGGTTGAAAATAAACGAGGAGGTTAGAGATGTTGATGGTGAAGATAGTTGAATTGAACAAAACCAGATATGCCGACGGGACTGTTACACCTCACGGGATTAATGAATTGCTTATCGAGGAGTTGGCGAAGGATGGCTGGCAGATGACGGTTGTATTCGAACCGCCCGGTCGGCCTACCCCGCTTGGAGTATTTTACCGTAAATCGCAGCCCATGCTGGAACATGATGCGAAGCCCAAAAAGAAGGTCGGGAGGCCGAAGAAGGACAATGCCTAGATACGGTTATTACTGTGATAAATGCGGTAAGAAGTTTGAAATCGATTGCCGCATGGATGAGCGCCGCAAAGAGGTGGAATGCCCGTATTGCGGTAATTTGGGCGAACGAACGTATGATGTGCCATATGTGATAGAGGATATAAAGCCCTACTATGACAGGGGGCTTGGATGCTGGGTAAATAGCAGGACGGATAAACGTGCGATCCTGGCGTCACGCGGATTGGTTGAAGTGGGTAACGACAACATCGGTGAAACGGAAGATTTATTAGGTGAGGAATATGCCAAGAAAAATAGAAGACCTCCAAAAATTAATAAATAGATTACCCGGAGACAACACGGAGGAAAAGACCGTTACCTGGGTTCATAATCTTCTAGCCGTGGCGAAACAGGCGCGTTCCGCCAATGATGCTCGCTGCCAGAAGGTGCTTAAATACTATAAAGGCGGCAAGCATCATTGGGAAGATCGGGTAATGCCGAATTATAAGGCGAAGATCACCGATAACCGATGTTTCTCAACCGTTGAATCTGTTATCCCGATTATCACCGATAATAGGCCGAAGGCGGAATTAGCCGCTCGTGACAGGGAAGATATCGATGCGGTTCGCACAATTAAGCGCGTGTATGATGCCAAGTGGGATGAGCTGAACCTTGAGATGCTTACAACGATGGTGATAAGGGATGCGATGATATTCGGCGACGGCTATCTCAAGGTTTGGTTTGATCCAACGCTATCAGATGGTTTGGGTGATTTACGCGTTACTCATGTGAATCCGGCATATCTCTATAAAGACCCCGAGAGCAAGGATCCGTTGATGGATGATGCCAAGTATATTATCTATCACGCGCGGGAACCGCTTGAGAAAATAAAAATGTGGTATCCGGAGAAGGCCGAAGCCCTTGATCGGCAATCCGTCGGTATACTTGGAACCGCGGTACAAGACTTGGCCGGCGATCAAATCCCCGGTACCCATTCGGAACGCGGCACGATAGCTTATGATAACGCGGACGACGAACCGAGTACCACGACAACTTATCGGCAATTCACCGAATCAGATAAATATTTGGGTAAGAATCAGCCCTATTTTACCGAGATGTGGATTGACGACATGAGTCTTGAGGAGGTTGACGAGAAATACATTCTCTACGTTGATGATGGGACGGACGTCGAATACTCACAAAAAGCTCACCTCAAAGCCGAGGCGAGTGGTAGGGATTTCGAGATAGTAGATGGCAGAGATATTGGCAAGGTGCGTTATAGGCGGAAGTACCCCCATGGCCGCATTATTACTGTATGCGAAAAGGTATTGCTGGATGATAGGCCATCAGATTATCAGCATGGCAAGATGCCGTATGTCAGGTTCTTCGATTATCTGATTCCCCACGAAACATATGCCCAGGGCGAGATAGATCAGATTATCCCGTTACAGGATGAGTTGAACAAACGCAAGTCGCAGATTATAGATTTCTTCAATATCTGCATTAACCCGCCCATCGTGCTGGATAGAAGTTGCGGGTTGAACACAACCAAGATGACAAACAGGCCGGGTCAGATATGGCCGATCAACGGGTCAACGGACAAGGTGAAATGGCTTACCCCACCGCCGATACCCGCAGCGGCCTTTGCTCATATAGATCAGATAAATAAAGATATTGATACCGTGAGTGGTATCCACGACGTGACACAGGGCCGTAAACCCGCCGGCATCACTGCCGGCATTGCGATTGAGACATTACAGGAGGCCGCGCAGACGAGATTGCGTCTTAAAACCAGGGGGGTTGAATATTCGCAGAAGCGGCTGGCCGAATTGATGGTTTCTATTATCGATCAATACTACCAGGAACCCAGGGTTGTACGGTGGCAATCGAATTTACCGGATGTTGACTTTGAGTATGAAACTGTCGATTTCAAGGATGTTCAGCTAAAAGCCGGGTTGCCAGATGTACTTATAAAACCGGGTTCCACCATGCCGACGAATAAGAGCATACAGCGTATGCAGGCTATTCAGTTGTTCGAAGCTGGAGCTATAGACAGACGTGCGTTGCTTGACATATTTGAATTTCCCAACAGAGAAGAGATATTAGCGCGCATGGGAGAGGGTGACATAACCAGTATGCAGAGCGGCGGCGCGTCGATACAAGGTGGTGTTCAAGGTGCCCCGCCCACTTAAAGGTGAATCGAAGGAGAGTTTTATATCCCGCGCAATACGATACATGATTAAGCGCGAGGGTTTATCGAGAGATCATGCCGCTGCTAAAGCATATGGGATTTGGAAGCAGCATAGGAGCAAAAGAAAGGGGAAGAAGTAATGCCAATATATGATTCGGCGAGGAATGAGATGGCTCGGCGCATGGGTTCAAGACCAGGTGCATCCCCAGGCGGACTGTCACCCTCGATGGGTTCTCCGCCTCCTCCGCCCGGAGTTGGGGGGCAACTCCCGCCGGGGGCGGCACCTCAACAGCCTTCGCAGTTAGAGCCTTTACTTCAGCAGGTTTTACAAATTCTGGTACAGGGCAGACCGGAGGATTTGGAAGCATTTGGCAGGTTTCAGGGGCAATTAGTTGAACTGGTAAAATCGCACCAGATGGGGCAGCAGACTCCGCCGCAGGGTGGCGGAAATCCCGCTATGCCCATGAGGTAGCGAAGGAGGAGTGATATAGAATGTCGGGGGAGCATGTGGAATTTGAGGAATCGTTCCCGCAAATGACTGAAGAAGACCTGGCGGAACTTAATAAAAAAGTCGATTGGGAAACGACGGAGGAGGATAGCGTACCGAAGGTTGGCAGCCCCGCGGAGGAATTAGGGGAAACGCCAGAGGGGGAGACGGACGCGAAGTCTGCAGGCGAAGAAGATGAAACGCCGGAAGACGAAGAAACTGAAAAGCCCGAGGTTGATTTAGAAGATGCGGTAGAGTATGAACTGCCGGATGGTACAAAACTTACCGCGCAGCAAATACAGGAATTACTTACCGCTGAAAAGAGGTTCAAGGATACGCAGGCTTATTCAACGCGACTTGCACAGGAAAACGCAGAGCTTAACCGCTTGGTTATGCAGAACAGGTTGATGCAACAGCAAACTCCGCAGTTTGAGCCACCGTATTATGGGCCGCAGCCACCCGCACCGCAGCAATTAGAAGATAATTACGCCACAGAAACGGAGCGGTTGTTGGCCGAGCAACTCAAGGGCGTTCAGAGTAAATTACAGCAAATCGAATACAATAATTGGCAACGTGAACAAGCGGAATTAAAGCGCAGAACGGATGAACTTATCGGAAGGTTCAGAGAGAATCACAAGGATTTGGGCGACGATCAGGTTGCTGCCGTGTTGCGTAAGGCGAACGAAACGGGCACATATGACCTCGAGCTTGTCTATAACGGCATGCGCGATATAGAGGCGGAACGCGAAATGGCGAGAAAACAAGCGCGCGAGGAGCTTATTGCAGACCTCCGCAAGAAGGGTAAGGCCAAAATCTCACCCAGCGGATCGCCCGCGAAGAAACCGCCCCCGCTTGACGTTTCGAAGCTGTCAGAAGATGAAATTGAAGCTCTGATGACAGCTGATGCCAAAAGGATATTTAAGGGGTGAGAATATAGATGGCTACCTCAAGGGACTATGACGAGCTTGTACGCAAGTACATTGACCCGAAGGTTGAAGATAACGTCTATAACGCTACTCCTCTGCTTCGCAGATTGAAGGCCAAGGCCAAAGTCCGCAATCTAGCTGATTGGCATAAACTGCCGCTAGAAGTTGCTGAAGGCATTGGCGGCCCGATGCACGATCTTGATACTATCGACCGGAGCCGTAAGGAAATCACAGACTATTCCTACTGGCAACTGAAGGAATACTACTGTGTGCTTACGGTATCGAAGCGTGATCGGCTGATTTGTAGTGGGGCGGAGGATGTGGTTGATCTGTTGCAGGCGAAGGCCCGCAACGCACAAAAGAAGATGCGTAAGGAACTCACCAGCGGTATCGTGAGCGATGGGACTACCAACACGAAGCACTTCGTTGGGCTTCAGAGGGCCATCCCCGACACTACGTCCGACGACAGTACGGCGTATGGTAATATCACCGGCTCAACGGATACCTGGTGGAATCCGCAGCATCAGAATAAATCAAGTACTGCTCTTACCTATCCCGACATCGTCAACATGAAGGCCGCATGCGAAGATGGTGATGACACGCCAACCTGCCTTTATACCGACAAATTCATCAAGGCCGACATTTGGGGTCGTCTGCTCCAACCGCAGGAACGGTACAATGATGGCGGCAAGATCAAGACCGCGGATGGTTTGGATGTTGTCGCCGGCATGTCGATTCTGACGGATGCGGCTTTCGAGTCGGATGGAGAAACGGGTGGCAGGATATATTTCGTGAACGAGAACTACCTGAGGCTCTGGATTCACAGCAAAGACAACTTCAAGTATTGGCCGTTCATGCTGGCTGACGATCAATTCGCGTACTCGGCCAAATGGACGCTTTCGGGCTTCTATGCATGCACGAATCGTAAGCGTCAGGGTCTTATATATGGGATTTCTGTCTAATTGGGAGGTGATTACAAATGAGTGGAGTTTATTCTCTTGTCGCTGATGAGATTTTGACTAACACCTACACGACGGCCCTCCTACAATAGTTGGGCTGTTGCGGCCAGAACTACTGACGCGCTTGCTACCAGGCTTGCCGTTGGTATTGCTGCGACGCTCATCGGGACGCAGCACTATGGCTGGGTGTGCATCAAGGGTGTTTGTACCGGTTACATGACGGCGGCGGTTGACACTGCTGGTTTCCCGCTTCAGCCGTCTGGTACTGGCGGCTTGACTCCCAGCACCGGCACAACTACCGCGAATAACCTAGCTGCGCAGGGTGCCATTTTCGCTCGTGCGGTTGGAACGGTCACCGAGGCTGGTACCAATCTTGTTGAAGTATGTGGTGGCATCTAACTTATGCCATAAACCGCGGGGGCGGGTACGCTCTCGCCCCCGCACAACTATACACGGAGGAAGGGGAGCATGAAGAAACTATTACTTGCTATGGTAATTGTAGTCTTTTGGGCGGTTAATGCAGCCAGAGAATGGTGACGGGCTATATCACCATTTCGGGCGAAACATACGCAACGGGCGGCATTACTATGGCCGCAAGCTCGTTTGGGTTGAGCGAGATACATACCGTTATGTTTAGTGATAATTCGGCGCTTTATTGCCCGTATTATGACATAACAAACGGCAAAATAGTTCTGTATCAACTGCGAAACACAAACGAAGATGCCGCATCCACGCAGGATACATTCTACGTTCTCGATTCCGATAATGCGGCGGACGAAGAATTGGTTAAGGTGCGAAGCGGTGGAAGCGGGTTCGGCATGTTCGGGGTTGGTGTGGATGGTCTTGGTACGGAGGGTTTTGTTTTCGCGAAAGACAGTTCAACCGTTCTCGCCATAATGGACAGTTCGTTTTGTGAGGATTTCGGTGATACTGTTTTTTATGACGAAGATGGCCTTTTGTATCGTTTGTATCATAATGCGAGCGTTACCGGGTATAAGCATGATTATATGATCCCATATAATTATGGGCGCGATATTATCAGGGTCCGTTACGCCAGTAATGCATCTTCGTTGGGCGTTCCGCTGTATTTTGACCACGACCAATCCGAGAAAGATGAAAAGTTTACGGCAGCCAGCCCCACCAATGCGAATGGTGGTTTTTTCGTTGTAACAGAATACGCAATGTTGTCATGGGATGACCCCGTGAGTTATGAGGTTTCAGACGGGACTTCCCTTATTACGACAACCCTGAGATTTGTTGCCTTTGGTTTGTAATCTGTTGATGAGGAGGCGGGGAGGATATGGTAACGACCATAAAGAACGAGCAGCCGGAGAATGTGATTGCCATATGTACACCCACTAAAAACGGGTTACTGTCAATCAACGCTCACCTGGCTCATACGGGGGTGGGTTCACCCCTCAACACCAGCACGGTACGGCTTCTGGTAGAAGGAAAGCCAGTAGATAAGGCAAGGAATGAATTAGTCGAATTGGCTCAAAAACATAAAGCGAAATATCTGTTTTTTCTCGACGATGACACCTTGCCGCCACAATATTCCTTGCTACGGCTTCTGGCCCTATTACAGCGCAACCCCAAGACGGGTAAGGAGGAGCGGGTAGCAAGCGGCGTATACTATACCAAGAGCGTACCACCCATCCCCGTATTGCTCAAGAAGAACTGGCCTGGCGGATATACGAATTGGGAATTTGGAGATATATTCGAAGTTGATTACATCGGGCTGGGTTGTGCTCTTATAGACATGCGGATATTCAGCGAGATAGATAAACCGTATTTCAGTTATCACAAGGGCTCGGCCGATCCTAATGAATATCAGGGCACGATAGGCGAGGACGTGTACTTCTGTGAGAAGGTGCGTAACGCCGGATACAAGATATGGGTAGATGCTGGCATCCAATGCGAACATGAAGATAAAGCCAATAACATGCGCTATTTCCACTGGAAGGAAGCCGGTATGGGCGCATGGATGGCGCAAGACGGTGTGGTGCGATATTTCCCCACGGCCGGTTCTTCAGACAGGCCGGATCCGACCGCCTCCGCCGTGGCGGGCAAAAAAGTTTGTTGGGGATACGACAAAGAGGTGCCGGAAGGTTTTGAAGAAGCGGGTATTACAAGCGGGGAATTGCTACGCACGAAATATAAGGATATTGAAGCCGTGAAAATAAGAGGTTTGATTGAGTATTTGCCGGTGCAGGATGCCATAGGATTCTTAACCCGCCTGGTACGTTTAATGAAAGTTGGAGCTTGGATAGAAGTTGTTGTGCCGGATACGGTCAGTGCCGTTCGCAATCTTACCGAAGAATCAGACGAAAGGGTTATTGAGGGTGTCATCGGTGCGCCAAACAAGCCGTATCGCAATCTATTCACCAAGAAGGGTCTTGAGAGAACGCTCGCCGCTGCGGGGATTATCAAGAACATAGAGATAAACTCCGTTGATGGAAAGCTGGTATTTATCGGGAGAAAATAGATGCGGCGAATTGTTACGCCCATAGTTTTGTTAGCGGTTTTGGTCGGTCTGTATTTAATCGCTTCCGCTGGCGTTGTAACCGTAGATGAGTATGGGATAGCCAACGGCGATGGCAGTTCGGCTATATATGCCGGAGCATATTACATGCGCGGGCAATCGTTTGCCTGTGTTAATGCCGTTACATTAGATTCATGTACATTTGCTATTTATAAAGTTGGGAGTCCGACGGGGGGTGTAACGGCAGAAATATTCGCCGAAACCCACGCTACCGATTATGGAGTGGATAGTAGGGGGACTGGTAATGCATTGGCTATTTCTGATACTATAGATGCATCTACTTTAGGGCTTGTTTCTGATACTGTATCATTTGCTTTTTCTGGCGCAAATAAAATATCATTAGAGGCAAGCACCTATTATGTTGCAGTAGTGAAATATAATGATGGCGATGCTAGTAATTATGTTAAAATTGTACATGATGAAAGTTCCCCATCCCATGCGGGTAACTATGTAGCATATAACGGTAGTTGGGATGGCACCACCGCGTGGGATTGTGTGTTTTATGTATTTGGCACTACTGGCGCAGCGCAGGGTGATACCTCTTGCGCCGTCTATACCTCGCCGCTTGCCTTCGGTTCGGTTGATACCGGCTCGACGGCTCTCGACTCATTCTATATCAAGAACGATGGCGATAGTGCATTAATTGATACCGTAAGATGGTCTGGGGTCTTATCGGTATTTACTCCACAATCAGATAGTGCATATAGTTTGTCTGCGGGTGATTCGGCATATTTTAGTGTTCAGTTTGCCCCAGTAGCGGTTACGAGCTATGAAGATGATCTTGATTTGGGCCATGATAGTTGTGGGACAATCACCTTAAGCGGTAGCGGGCGGGCGGTTGCGCCTAGCGGCGGTAATACGTTCTATTTGGACAATTATGGCAGCGATGATAGTACCGGGGCATCTCCCGCTACTGCATGGAAAACGCTGCAAAAAGCACAGGCGGAGATGGACAGTGGCGATACGCTACTTATAATGGGTGGGAATTATACTGGTGAGCAATATTTCCGTGATGCCACATCAGATTATGAGGGGTTGCTTATAAAGGCATATGGGGATTCGGTTGCATATTTTACGAATACAAGAGATGGCGTAGATGAATACTCGTCTATATTTATATATATCTCTGGTGGGTCTGATTCTGTCATCATAGATGGCTTCAGTTATCTTGATCCGGATTCTGCCGGTTGGCTCTCGTTTGAGATAGACACGCTTTCGAATTCAATAATTAAGATTACTGGTAGTGCCAGCGATTACGCCGTTAATGCACGGGTTCGGGGGGTTGTATTAGATGGTAATAGCGGCGATCTGCATGACAACAAGCGAACCGGGCAGGGTATATGGTTCAGCTTTTGCCAGAATTCACTCATTGAGCACTGTACTATCTCGCAGATAAACCATCCGAGTGGCCCTATCGCGCCGGGCGACGATTCGGATACAAGCCAGGGTAGCGGCAACGGGATACAGATATGTAGCTGTATCGGGGTTATTATCAGAAACAACACACTAACAACATGCAACCATACGGCAATCAATCTTGGGGCTGATACTGGGGCGGAATTTCCATGCAGTCAATATATAACCATTAAAGATAACTATATCAATAACGGATGGGGAGGGGGAATATATATAACGTGCGAGGCCGAATATTGCTTGGTTGATAATAATGTCATTGTGAACTGCGGTGCGACGACGACATTCAACAAGCCAGGTATCCAGGTATCTGGCCCGCATAATGTTATAAGAAGGAATATCGTATATAACCCCGACAACAATGGTATTGATATGGAAGCGCAATCTTATGGTTATTACGATTATATTATTGATTCCTGCCTAGTTTATAACAATACCGTGTTCAATTCGGGCGGGAAGTATTCATTAAAGATATTCGTGAATAACTCTAGCGACGCAACATGTTCGGGCGAGAATATGCTGATTGCCAATAATATCTTTTACAAATCAACGGGTTCGCTCGATGTAAACGCAACCCCCGAAATATATATGCCGCTTGGTAATGCTAACGACGCGCATAACTGGCTTGATCCAGACAACTCCGGGACAGAGCCATATAGCACCCATTGGGGTAATAATACGTTCTATAATAACTGCATTAGACGCAATAGCGATGGCTCGGCACACGATTCACTTATAACCTTTATTATGGACGCTGACTATGGCGGTGCTACAAGAAGATACTCTCTTGATAGCGTACAGAGTCAAGATACTACTGCGTGGCATGATAACATCGGCACCGATCCGATGCTGACATCTGAAGCACCAGATTCCTATGGGCTAAACTCCGGCTGGTGGTATCTGCGAGCCGGCTCTCCCTGTATTGACGCGGGGGCTTTCATGGGGGCGCTCGATACAATCGGTGCCTATGTAGAATCGCAGGCTCCGGGTTACGGATGGGATTCTCTTTCCGTCAAGGGCGATGCCCCCGACATTGGGGCATATGAATCGGAGCAGTCGGATACTTGTTGTGCGGCTTTGCCTACTACACATGATTATGGCAACGTAAGCGTGGGTAGTACCTCTGACTACGATTTCTATGTATCCAATTGCGGCGATAGCACGCTCTACCTATCGATTGAATTGTCCGACAGCACCGAGTTCAACATTCAATCCGGCGGTGGGTTAGATACGCTTATCGGTTCGGCGGCGTGTACCGTGACGGTGCAATTCGCTCCGACGAGTAGCGGGGAAAAGCTGGATACGCTTACACTCGGTAATGCGGCGTGTAGTTCTGTTCCGCTGTCTGGAACGGGCACGGCGGTATCGGATGGAACGGGTGTTATTCGCAGATTGTGGCACGGGGCTAAAAAAGTTATTTGGATGTGGCGACACTGACAACAGAAGAAGGGAGCTTGCAAATGTACAGTAGAATGTTGGTGGGGTTGCTTGGGTTGGTTCTCGTTTGCGCCCTGGCTATGGGGTTAGCCGAGGGTCAACCAAGGCCATATGGTAACAATAAGGCCGGATGCGATACGATCAATACTAATGTTGCCGTTGGTGTTGGGTTTGATGCGTGGTATTTCTATTGCTGGCTGGATGACAGCGCGAGTAGCTACGGTACGCTGACGAGATATTTCAATAGCTCCGCCATAGAAACGTGCGTTATTATCCTCCGGCCCGGTGCTGATTTTGTTAGTTTCGCTTTGATGGATAGTTTTTATTTCACCAAAGCTGATTCGGCTGATATTTTCTGCTATGAAGTGGCGAGATAACTAACGCTAAGGAGGAGGCGTTGGGAGAGATGTATGGCGGGATGGACAAACAGGATAAAATACAACGCCCTGAATTGGATATACGAGGGGCAGGAAGCGAATGTACCGTCAAGTTTCTTTATGGTTCTCTATACAAGCGAAACCGTACCAACGCAGGATGCGAACTTAATAGGGGACGCCTCCGAGATCGCCGCGGGTAACGGATACACCGCGGGCGGCTCCGAACTTACCGCCGGCACCGATTTCGATTCACTCACAGAAGATGACAACAACGACAAGGCCTATGTGCAGATTGTCGATGTAACGTGGACTGCATCGGGTGGTTCTATTCCCGCCAGCGGAAACGCTGCTGCGTATGCCGGTCTAACCGATAATAACAGCACAACGGCCAATAGGGAACTATATCACTACTGGTCGCTGGGAGATGACTATTCCGTGTCCGATGGTCAAAAGATAACCATTCAAGACGCGCAGATTGAAATAGACGAATCGTAGGGGGGCCGATATGCCAAGAGAGATGGTGAAGTGGTCGATAGATTTGCCTGACTGGGCATCGTGGGGAGAGGATGATAAGGGGCGGTTGCGGGTGGTTCTCGACCCAGATGTCATTTATCCCAAGTTTCTTGGTATTATGAAACAGGTAATGCCCGAGCTTGATATAGATCATCCAACGCAGAACATGCTTCAGATCGCCACATGGCTGGCGCAACGAAGGATAAAAAAACTTATGTACGATAGTGGGTATGATTTCGTTCGATTCTATTTCCCTAAAAGTACGGGTGATCGTTGGAAATTCGTTAATTTCCCCAGGGGTGATAAGATCAACAAGCGGGTTTTTTATAGGAAGCTCGGGCTTGACAAGATAAGGCCAGAATCGGGGCCGGTTAGGATTGACTGGTGAAGATTGAAATAGAACTCCCCGATTGGGTTGAAGGGCGGCATATACGAATCTTTGCGGGGATAGAAGAAGTCGCCCGCCGATTGACTAATACTAATTATTGGGAAGTCAAAACAGACAGATGCAATATGTGCGGCGCATGCTGCAAGTGCGTCCCCGAGGATTGGCCCTATGGTGTGAAGGTTGTCGATGGTGAGCGGTGGTGTGAACAATTGCGATATGAGGCGAACGAGTATTTATGCGGGTATGGCGATGGCCGCCCATTTCTCTGTTGTCACGGTGGAGACATTATAAGCGGATGCAATATCAAATGGGAGAAGGTTGAGTAGATAATGGCGTCGCAATTAGAAGTGGTTGGAATACGATTCGCCGATAAATACCGCGCATGGCTAGCGGCTGAGAATATATCTGTCACCGATTGGGTCGTTGGAGACAGCTTCATTGTGGCCGCCGCCTATAAGAACAAAACACCGAAAGCAATGAATAGCTCTACCGTCCGTCTGCGATGGCGGGATGTAACAGATGAAGGTTCGTTCGCCAATCTCGGCAGCTCAGGTGAATTGAATTGGAACGGTATAACCGCGCTTGTAAACGGCAATGCGGTTACCGCGCAAGAGGCGACCTTTGATGATGATGTTGATACGTATGTTGAGGGGATAGAACGCGCGGGCGCAAACGATGTATCGGTGACATTGTTTTATGGATATGGCACCGAATGCCATTGGGCGGTTAATACTGATAACGCAGAGGCGGGACACGAATACGCTTTTGAGCTGTATGATAACAGCAGCGGTGTAAGCATAGGAACGTTGGCGGCTACAATTACAATGGCCGGTGGCGGAGAAACCATTTCGCCCGATGCCGCCACGGCGGTTGGAGTTGTTTCCAACCCAACGGTTTCGGTTGCGGATGTCGTTATTTTCATTACGCCCGGAACCCCTGCCGGCGCGATTGGCTCGGTTACTTCTCCGTTTGTTGACATGTGGGGGCTGAATGTCAATGTTTTCGTTATACCCGAAACCTCTGGGGCGCTTGAATGGGCACAGCGAGAATTGTCTACCAGCGCTTTCACGGCAAGGAGTATTAATACTACATCGTTCACGGAAAGAACGCTATCTACATTATCGTTCACCGAAAGAACAATATCGACATTGAGCTATACCAGAAAGGGCATGTCAAGGATTACTTATGACAGGGAGCAATTAAATGGATAGGGCGACAATTCGAAGCGAGGCAAGGCGGCAATCGGGTGAACCCTCCAGCGGGGGTAGGTGGTCGGATTCTGATTGGAACAGCGCAATAGAGCGGGCGCAAGAGAACTTCGCCAGGCGCACGAAATGCCTTAAAACCTATGCCTCCTTCACCACCTCGGCTGATAAGGCTATCTACGACATAAGCGAGGATTCGCTTTCGAATATGTTAAAAATTACCGAAGTACGATACTACACCGATACCAATACATATTACAAGCTCAAAAGTGTTAGCAGGGATCATCTTGAGATGTTGCAAAACTATATCGGGGGGATAGACGGTACGCCCGTAGCTTACTGTTACGAGGACAGGACTATCGAATTCGATTGCGACCCCGAAGCTGATAAGACAGTGCGTGTATATTACTATTATACCCCCACCGCATTATCAGAAGATTTCTCCGTGCCCGATATACCGGTTAAATTCCACGATGCGCTTGTGCATTATACATGCTGGAAATTCAAAGAGGCGGACGATCTTGATTTTGAGGGGGCGATATATTTTAAGAACCTGTATGAGGAAGCGGTATTGGAGGCTAAAGATATATTGGAGCCGGCGGCAGAAACCTATGATTATATAAGGGACGAAATATCGGAGTCTGACCAATATGTATAATAAGCGCAGAGACAGATACAGCACCTTGCGTATTAACAGATTCAAGGGGTTGAACAAGTCGGATAACCCGCGCAACATCGATGATGCGGAATTTTCCAGCATGTTGAATTTGTACCTTGAAAAGGATGGTACCGTCAAATCGCGCAGGGGATACAATAAGATATGCAGTAATATAAGCGGAAGCACCAAAATCAGGGGAATATACAAAACAGAATGGGAAGGCGCCGGAGAAGCACTGTACGCTATGGGTGATTTTTTCCTCTACAGAATAAACGAGAGCACGTGGGAAAGCACACCAATATCTTCTATTATAGGTGGAACCGAGCATGTTTCATTCGATCGTTATAAGGATAAACTGCTTTTTCTGCCACCCGGTAAGCCGCTCGCGTGGATAGATAGTAATGATAATTTTAGTACGGCGAGCTATCCGAAACCGAAGGCGGCAATAGGTTGCAGTGTGTACATATCCACTCAGGAAGGTGGTTCTCTCGAAGCAAATACATATTATCAATATAACGTATCATATATATTGGGCGAAAATTTCGATGATGGAGAAACGATAGGGGCGTTACCGGCGGACGAGTGGTCTAGTTGGGAGGATCCCAAAAACCCCGGGCCGTCTGTTGTCTTACGTTTCCCGGCTTCTCACCCGGTGCAACAAACGACGGATACCGATAAAACCCTCGTAGCTACTAATCAGCCGTTTTCGTGTACTATGAATGGCTTTGATGTTACGATGGTCAATTTATTTCGCAGGAAGGTCAGCCCCACGCAGGGCAGCTTTAGTTATTCGCCCGAAACGGCATGGGAGCTTATAGACCAGGCCTATATACGCAAGATATACGATGGCTCTGATTGGGTATATCAGTTTGAAAGCAACACAATGAGCGGCGAGGATGCTGACGGGGAGTCGGTTGGTGTTATAACTGATATTACCGGCACATACAACCCGTCTACCGATGAAACCACTTTATACATTGATTTTATTGATAATGGTACGGTTAAAGCTAACCCCGCCTACATGCCGAGGGACGAATCGAGTGAGCCCGTTGTCCATGCAAAATACATGACGCGGCTTAATAACAGGGTGTTACTTGCCAATATCACCAATACCGGCGAGGAATCCGGCAAGAAGATGGTGCGTTTCAGCTATCGTGGATATACGGGTTTCGGGTCTGAAGAAGAACCCATTATGGAATTACCCGATTTCATGTGGCCGTATCCAATGCTCATATTCCCGCCATCAAATTATTTCTACTGCGAGAAATACAACGTCTCTGACGAAATAACGGCAATACACGCATTCCAGGATGGTGTATTTGTTTTTACTAATAATAAGACATTCATGTGGCGTGAAGGCTGGATAGATCCGGTTAAAATATCTGATAACATCGGTTGTGTCGCTGCTCATTCGATCTGTGAATTTGAGGGCAAATTGATATGGCTCGATAAGAACGGCGTATATCAGTATGACGGGAAAAAGGTGAAAAATTTAACTTTTGATAAGATGCAATACTATATTGATAATCTGACCTCGAATCGCCTGCATAGAGTATCCGCCGCGATCCATAATCGCAAATATTACCTGGCTATCCCCATAGAGGGCAAAACCGATAGCCGTCATGTTATTATATATGATTTCGACTTAGAGGAATGGTATCTCTATCAATACAGATACTACTCGGGTTCTGCGACGTTCTATCTGTACGTCGATTATCTGTTCAACTATGCCAGCGACGGGTCGGAGAAATTACTATTTGGCGGGCATTACGATGTATATCCATTTGTGGGGCAGCTTGAGGTGGGCGAAACGGATTATGAATTATCACCAATACAAATCAGTTTCAGGACGAAAAACTTTACATTGGGAGCCCCGGATATAAAGAAAACAATCCGTAGGGCGTATATTGATTTAGACAATTACGGCGGCGGGGCTTTGTTCAAAACATATGTTGATCAGACCGATACGGCCGATAATACCGTTACGCTAACAGCCGATGAGTTTGGTTTCATTGTGAATCAATCTATAGTGAATAGTGATTACATCGAGAATGCACCCGACAAATCGTTCGCTATATCATTACCGCAGGGCTTGGAGGGCTCATCGTTTCAAATAGGATTATCAACCGATATAATTGGCCCCCAACTGTGCATGAAATCTATCGGCATAGATTGGTTGCCGAAACGTAAAATTGTTCGAGTTATTGGAGGTTAACAATGGTACAGACCAACGCCTATACTTGGCATGATTGGGCTACGGGAACCAGCACGGAAACGTTATATGGTTCGCATTTGAATAACAACTTTGATTATTTGTCGGCCATAATCAACAAGGGTATCACCGGAGCGAACATAGCGACTGGTGGTATAGATTCTGCCGCCTTGTTTGCCGGCTCGGTGATAGTGGAATCGGCGATTGATTACGGCACCGGTGACGGGGTTGGTGTAGTTCAGATCGGCAAGGATCGCACGACGACGGGCGGGCAAATGGCGATAAAGGGCACCTCACTCATTACCGCCGCCGATACAACCAATACAGATATAACCGTTTATTTCACCAACGGAGATGTGTGTACGGCTGGAGACCCCGGTTATACCTGTGCGCCGCATGTTTACGTTACCTGTTACACGGATGATACATCCGCCAGATATACCATCAAGGCCGTTGCCACGGACAGCGCACTGGTAAATATTGATCCTGGCGATACGGCTACTTTCACCGAGAATTGGACGCTTTACTGGCAAGCGTTTGGGGATATTTAATGTTCGACCTGGATGAAGAACGGTTACTAGAGAGGGCCAAAAAGCGAAGTGCGGTTAGGAGTAAAGATTTCGGCAGGGTGCGGATCAGCCCGAAGGGTACGCGCTTATATCATGGCCTTGGAGCGGTGCCGAAGATTATTTCTATACAGCCGCTTGATATATATATAGTTGGCGGGGCATTGCCGACGTGGGTGTTAGACCCCGCGCCTAATTCTAAATATATAACAATAAAATCCAGCGTTGATGCAGATTTTCTGGTCTATGTAGCGGGAGGGTTATAATGGGAATAATCGGAAGTGAATTTGGCG